GGTATTAACTTGTCCCCCGCCAACAACAGCCCGAGTACTACTTGCTGTATTAAAGTTCCCACTCCCCACAAATGCCGACCCGCCACTCGCCGTATTGCCCTGTCCCCCACACACCGTTGCGTGCGTGTTGGTTTGGGCGGTGTTGCTCTGGCCGCCGCCGACGAAGCTGTAGTTGCTGGATGCGCGTGCGCCATACCCAGCCACAACTCCGCTGTATTGACCGCTTGCGATATTGTCAAAACCGCCCGCAACAGTGCTTGAAACTGCTGAGGCGATGTTATCCACACCACCTCCCACAAAAGTCCATTGCCCGGAAGCAGTATTACTTTCGCCAGCAACTATGCCGCTGCTGGCACCGGATGCAATTTGCGCGGCGGCTGTTCTTGTTTTTTGCCAATCCGTCGCCCTAGTTCCCCGCTTATTACCGCCCGCCGCTGTCCCATCCGGCACCTGAGCCAATGTTGCACCTGTGCCTTTGGCGACCAGTGCAATATCCGCATCGGCCACGCCAACCGGCGTTTCACTGATCGCTGTGACAGGCATGGTGCTGTTGACGCCACTATTGAACAGCCTGGCAACAATCCGCAGTGACGATGACGCCCAGCCAACTGGGTTTAGGTTCATGTCAAATCACCCCCGAACGCCAGCACACGCACGGTGCCAGTCGTCGGAGCAACTGTGATCGTCGCCCCCAGTTTGTGGCTCGCGCTTGGCAGCACCAGATCCGTGTACGCGGTCACCAGCCTGTAAGCCTTAGTTGTGTTGCTACCCGTCGTGGCGCTGATCGTGATCTGATCGAACAAGTCCCACTGCGTCCCGTCGTACAGGAACAGGTTTACCAGTGCCGCAACCGTCGTCGCAGTGCCTTGGACGTTTACGCTCAAGATCCTGGTGCCAGCAGACACACCAACAATCAGGTCGTTGATCGTGCCGGTGCCATCAGTGGCGGTGTTTGCCGTGCTGAGCGACAGGCGCCCGATGCGCGGTGTTGAGATAAATGCGGGTGAGGCGGCCATGGCTTAAATACAAACGCTGTTGAGGTAAAGGTTGCCGCCGGTAGAGCTGCCACCGCCTCCACCTGTTGCACTAATCGTACCGGCGGAAAGCGTTAAACCACTACCAATCGTGATCTCTTCAGCAACACCCGTTCCAGCAGTTGAGCGTCCCAGCAACTTGTTGGTAGCCATGCTGGTGCTGACGGTTTGTGTGCCGCTGTCGTAGCTGATCGGAGCCGTGGCAGCGACCACACCAGCCGGACCCGTGGCGCCTGTAGCGCCTGTTGCACCCGTTGCGCCAGTAGCTCCGGTGGCACCCGTTGGACCTTGAGGACCGATCAGGCTTGTTCCCGTGCCCCACGTGCCAGCCGTCTTCGGTCCGTAAATTTCATCAGCGGTGGTGTCAATGTAAAAGTCGCCGTTAACGCCAAGACCGGAAGACGGAGCGCCGCTGCCATTCAGAACGGTTTTGCCGTCAGTTCCGGCAGGTCCGGTCGCACCCGTCGCGCCAGTGGCTCCCGTTGCACCAGTGGCTCCTGTGGGACCGGGATCACCTTGCAAACCCTGCGGACCTGTCGCACCTGTTGCACCAGTGGCTCCAGTTGCACCTTGGATGCCTTGCGGTCCTTGCGGCCCTGTAGCACCTGTTGTTCCAGTCGGTCCCTGAGGGCCAATCAGGCTTGTTCCCGTACCCCACGCGCCAGCAGTCTTTGGTCCGTAAATCTCATCGGCAGTGGTGTCGATGTAAAAGTCACCATCAACGCCTAAGCCAGACGAGGGTGCGCCGCTGCCATTAAGGATCGTCTTGCCGTCTGCACCAGCAGCGCCCGTTGCACCTGTTGCACCTGTAGCACCTGTAGCACCCTGCGGACCCGTCGCACCTGTTGCTCCAGTGGCGCCCGTATCACCGCGAGGGATGGTGAAGTCAAAAACAGCAGCAGAACTGGTGCCGCTATTGGTGACGACTACGCTCGATCCCGCCGTGCCAGTGGTGACCGTGCCAACGGCAATCGTTGCGGCAGTACCTGCAGGACCAGTAGCACCCGTAGCTCCGGTGGCGCCTGTTGCACCAGTAGCGCCCGTGGCGCCTGTCGGTCCGGGATCGCCCTGTGGTCCCTGTGGTCCGGTATCCCCCGTGTCGCCTTTTGGTCCCTGCGCTCCGGTGGCACCTGTTGCACCAGTGGGTCCGGCTGGTCCGGTTGCACCCTGCGGTCCCGTCGCGCCAGTGGATCCAGCGGGGATGGTGAAGTCGAGGATTGCGGCGCCAGTTGTGCCGCTATTGGTGACAGTCGCGCTGCTGCCCGGAGCGCCGGTTGTGACCGTGCCAACTGCAACGGTGGCGGCTGGACCCTGTGCGCCAGTGGCACCTTGAGGACCAGTCGTAGTCGCCGTCAGCGTTGAGGTCTGCGGGACTGTGACGACAGTAGTGCTGCCGTTTTCAGTGACCGTGACGGTATTGGTTACCGTGCTGACGTTGACGGTGGTCATGCCGTATAACCCTCGGACACGTAAACAATGCCTTCTAGGTAATACTCCTTGAGGCCGGATCCGTTGGTCAACAGTACGTCGTAATACGCCTCATTGGGGAACAGCGCGGTTTGCTCGTCGGTGAGCGAAATGGTAATCGTTCCCGTGCTGCGGTTTGTATAAACGACGGTGAAATCGGCGTATTTGGTGGTCCGGTCTTGGTTCCACACCTGTGAGGCAGCGGTATAGCCGGTCAGGTTGATCGGGGTGTCGGTGCTGTCCTTGAACTGCAGTTGGATGCTGTAATCCGCCCGGCGCTGGAGCGTAATGTTGTAAGTGCCAGGGGAAATGGCCATCAGTCCAGACCGAGGAGCTGTTTGAGTTCTTCTACGGTAAGCCCACTAGCGGCCAGCTTTTCAGCAGGCGTCAGCTCGGGGACGGGCTCGGGCTCGGGGCGGGATTCGATTTCCGCGATTTCTTCGGCGGTCAGTTCGACGATTTCCTGCTCGCCGGTTTGAACGTCAACAACGATGCGATGCATGGTTTAGCCCTCGTAAAGGATGTTTATGGAACCGGCATCGAACGTGTCGGTGCCGTTGACGGTGGTGATGCGGACGCGATCTAGGGTGCCGGAAAGGGTAATGTTTCCGCCGGAAATAAAGTTAAAACTTGCAGTTGTGGTTGATAGCAAACCTGAGTTTGCATAGGTATTTCCTGAGACAAGAAAAATTTGACTAGTGCCGCAATAAAGACTTGCTGCTGCAATATTTTGAGATTGTATGAACCCAGCAGTGGAAGCCGCTGCTGCTGCGGCAATCGAACCGGAACTGCTGGCATATCCAGATGTTGTTATAGAACCAGCCCCAATTTGAATTAGCAGGTTTGATGTTCCATCCGTACTCACCCCACTAAATATCACCGTCACCCGCTTCACCCAGCTCGGAATGCTCTCAAAATCAAGGAAAGTGTTTGTACTTACGCCATTCCAGTTATAGGCTTTAGCTGTACCAGATTTGATCGTGCCTTGGATTGTGGTGCCGGTGATTGTGGTGCTGCTGAGCGTGGCAATCGTGGCGCTACCGTCAGTCGCCAGCACGATGTTGTTGCCGCTGGCGCTGGGGTTCTTGAGGTTGGTTGTAGATAGCGTGCTCATGGGGTCACCTCCAGGGCGGCAGGGTACGGGTAGCGGCTGCGGATCTCAGCAACCTTGGCCTGCCACTCCTCGATGGTGGCTTCACCGCGCTGCGCCTTGAAGAACAGCGGATCGGCTTCGGTGGTGTAGGCGGTGGTGCGATTGCGTTGAGCGGTGGCCAGTGCCTGCTCCTGAGCAACGATGATCGCTGCCGCATCGACCTTGGCCTGATCGAGCTGGACAGGGTTGCCAGCGGCGTCAAAGGCTCCGGCCTCATTGATCGTCACGACCTGCGGATGGGCGTGATAAATGGCGTAGTGGTTCATCGTCATGCTGCCACCTCCGCAATAGTGATTGACGAGTAAAGCGTGCCGTTAAAGAAGGCAACGCCACTTGATCCGTTGATTGTTGTGGTGCCAGCCGCTTGAGCACCTGCGCGAACCTTAAATGTGGTCGATGAAGTAGTGCCTGCGGTCATGTAGTGATCAAAACTTATCTGGGTCATCCCAGTGCCAGTTTGCTGATAAGACCATGCAGTAGCCAAGGCGTTTGCAGTTGAATCTTGAAATAACGCTGCCATTTGGTTGCCAGCGGCACTGTGAGACATGTGGACGTTCACCATGATTACAAGCTTATTGCTTGAGCTTGACGGTGTAATCGTCAGACTTAGGTATTGATCTCCTTCAGTGTTTTGCGGAATGGTGTTATCGGTTGGAATAATTGTTGTTCCTGTCGCTACTGCGCCTGTGCGGTAATCAACAACCTGCAAAATCTTGCCGCCACCTGCCCAGCTCAGCGTTCCACTGCCATTAGTCTGCAGGAACTGCCCACTGGACCCATTACCAGTCGGAAGCACCAGCGTGTTCGAGCCAGCCACCGCCGGAGCGTCGATCTCGGTGTAACCCGATGTGCTGCCGTTAAGACGGATACTCATTTGTTTGCCTCCAGGGCGGTCTTGATTTCGTCAGGGGTAGACGCACCTTCGATCACGTCTTGGATCAGGGCGTACTTATCGCGGATCTGCTGGCGGGCTTCCTCAGCAGCGCTGGCATCAGCACCAGGGATCTGCTTCATGATCACCTCGTCGTAGGGGGCAAACTCTTCAGCGCGTTGTTGGCGGCGATGGTCGTGGCCGATCTCTTTGCACTTATCGAGGTCGTGCTCCACGCAGCAGTCGCCCATCACCCACGCATTGCGGAAGTAGCGGTCGCTGGGGATGTCGGCTTCGTCCACGATCTCGTAGGGCACGCCTTCGGGGACATCCTTGAGAGCCAGTTCAACGGACTCGGTTGGGATGATGATGGAGACTCCGCCGGTCTCGTTTTGGTAGATGATTCGTTTCATGGCGTTAGCGGAAGATGGAGACAAAAACGGCTGGATAATCCAAGGCGCTGCCTGCGGAGCTCATAGTATTGAGCCTGATTGACGAGGCAGTAGGGCTCAATGTGTTGGAAGATGTGCCTTGAATAGCAAAAAAACCGTAATTGCCAAAGGCTGCGCCATCGCCACGCTGACCCATTGCTGCCACGGAATAATTCGCATCCGCCAACGCCGTTGTGAAGTTCACCGTATAGTCCCCCGTCCCGTTATCCGTAATACTGCTCACGTTGTAGCTGGCGCGGATCGACACGGTGCTAGTGCCGTTGAAGTTCACCCACGCCTTGCACAGTTGACCGCCAATGAGACCGGGACTAAGCAGTTTGGTCGCTGTATAAAACGAAACAGGATCGCTGCTTAAAGTCGTATTTGCGTTGGCGCTGAGGGTGATACTTGTTGTGCCACCACCAGAGGAAACAGTCGTACCAGGCGTGATGCCTTCACCAATCACATAATCACCGTTTGAGATGCCCGAACCAGAGGCAACTGTCAGCGCGGTGGTGCCGCTAGTGATGCTGCCAGTGGTATGCGTGCCGTCCTTCTGAGCAGTTGTGGCAAATGCGCTAGATGCAAGATCGTCTGATGTGATCACGCCATCGGGCAACCCGCCTGCGCTGATGCCGGTGATTGTTCCAGAGCCGTTGATTGCGATTGGCATGACTTACACCACCACCCATGAAGCGCCCGAGGGCACCGTAACGGTCACCCCGGAGTTGATCGAAATCGGTCCGGCTGACATGGCGTTTTTGCCAGTGCTCAAAGTGTAATTGGTAGTCACCGTCTGGCCATTCTCGTAGAAAATGTCATCAGACGATCCACCCGTTGCACCGCCGCCGATTGCGCCCCAGGCGCTGGCTTTGTAGCCCTCGAACTGGTTGAGGTTGGTGTTGTACCGGATCATCCCGTTGACCGGGGAGCCGGGGCGCTCGCCAGTTGTACCATCCGGCAGTTCAAGCGCCGTGGTGGTGCCGAGGATGACGTCGCCGGTGAACGTGGCGCCAGCCAGAGATGCCAGACCAAGGTTCGTGGAGGCCAGCGTGCCAACGGTTACGAAAGCCGAGTTGGCGGCATTGCGGATTTTGAGCAGGCCGGTGGTGGTATCTGCCCAGAGTTGGAAGGCGTAAGTAGTGGTCGGTGCAGTGGCGCCACTATTGATCGTGGCGATTGCAGCAAGGGCACCGTTGAGGTCTGAACGGACTGCCGCCCCTGTGCCGTTGGCTATGACGTAATCGTGCTGAGCCACGAATCAGGCGTCCTCTAATACAAGAAGTCTAGCCTTCCCGTCCATATCCGGTTGCACTCCATGTGAAGTTGCGGGTAACAGGACTGCCGCCGGAGTTGAAAAAGCTGATCTGGAAGCCGGTGCCAGTCACGTTGGAGATCTGGAAGTAATCGCCGGCCTGCAGGTTTTGTGCCGTCACACCGACGCTGGGCAGATAGGCGTTCAAACCGCCGATGCTGGCCGTCCCAGTGAAGAACGGGTAGGGAAAGGTCACGGCGGTGTTGGTGGTGCCGCTCGCTGCGGCGTTGCTCTGCTCGGTCCGGCGTTGGACGGTGGCGAGGTAGCCCAGCTCATCGACAAGGATGTTTTCGGCAACGTCGTTGCTGGTCAGCGTGGTGCGGAACTGGAAGCCACGGCCACGGAAGGTGCCATTGACGAACGGCTGGAATGCGCCCCAGGTCGGGGTGCCGCTCGGGTTGTCGGTGGTGCTGCGGAGTTCGAGGATAGCGTTCACCGCGTCGATCACACCGCCGTCCCAATCGCTCCAGTCGTCCACTTCGGCTAAGCGACTGTCGATCAGATCGCTGGGGTAGTAACCACGGGTGACGAAGTAGCGGCTGAAGTCGATGGAGAAAGTGTTGCCGAAATCGACGGTGGTGGCGAAGTCGTAGGTGCCGGAAGACTGCACCGAACCCATCACGTCGAAGGTGGGCAGCAGATCCACATCAGGCACGTCATCCAACAAGTCCGAGCCATCCAGCGTCAGGGCGTCAAACTCCTCGCTGTAGAAGGTGTTGGTGCGTGTGCCCTGGAACGGTGGCGCATCTTGATCTTCGCGGCGATTGATCAGCGTGAGTGGTGCCAGCGTGTCGGGCAGGTCGATGATGATGCTGGTTTCGCTGGTGCTTTGGCGGCCGCCGTCATCCTCGAACTTGACCAGCACCTCGCCTTCCACCAGCGGGATGATTGCCTCGGTGGAGCTACCGGATTTGGCGGGGATCAGGTCAACGCTGTTGCTCCAGCTCGCGCTGCCATCCGTCAGGTTGCTGTGGCGGATATGGATCTTGCCGCCAACCTTCACGTCGAGGTCTACGGTTTCGTCCCAGCGCAGACGGCCGGAGTTGGCGTTGATGGCCTCGAAGCTGAGGTTTTGAACATTGCCTGGAACGGCGGTTTTGCCGACAAGCTGGAATTGATCAGTGGCGATTGCACCGCCCTTGTTGACATAGTTGTACGCCTGAATTTGTACGTAAAGCGTTCCGGGATGCGTGTTGAGGATCTTGATTGACGGCGAGGTGGTGTTTACCTGCTGCCAGTTGTCGTTATCGACGCGGTATTTAACGCGAAACTCCGAGACGCGATCTTTGGGGCTGATCCAGCTAAGGGTGAAGCCAGAAAAAACGCTTTGGCCGTCTTGGTATAGATATTCAGTGCCGTCAATGCTGCTGACTGCATCGGGCGGGTCGCTGAGGTTGCTGATGTCACGGACGGTCAGCGTGTTGTCGCTTTCAATCGCGTTGTAAATGCTGCTGTTGTATTGCAGGGCGGTGACGCCGTAGATGCCGTCGTCCGATTCAGCGACGTTGAGGACGCGGAATTGCTGGGATTCGATGTCGTCGGTTTGGATCAGCCAGATGGCGTTGGCGTTGGGTGCTTCGCTAAACGGGTTGCCGACCGTGATGGTGCGGTCGCTGATGGATTGGATTGGGCGGAGTTCAACGTTGCCGCTGGGCAGGATCACCGAAATGCGCGGGTTGCTAGCCAGGTTGACGGACAGGCTGCTGCTGGAATCAACCGTGATGGTGGTTGTGGTGGCAGAGCTGACGCGGCCGCTGCGACGTGTACCAGCCTTCATCGGGTCGGCAACGTCAATCACCATCCCAGGGCGCAGGATGATGCCGCTGTCGATTGACACCGAGAACGTGACGGTTTCGGTCAGGTTTTGTTCGCTAAGTAGCGCCCACTTACCAGCGCGGTGGGCTTGACCTTGGCTGTAACAACCGAGGGCTTTGATGTCTTTGTTAATGATGCCGTATTTGGAAACGGCGTCTGCATCTTCGACGTATTCGTACTCAACTTCGCCAAGAGTGTCGTAGGACTGCCAAGCAACAGTTGCGACGCTGTGGCGGGCTTTTTGTGATGTGCCGCTGTAAACAAAAATGCCATCAACAACATTGCTTTGTCCGAGCAGATATTGCGAGTCGGTCGGTTTGTCCTGCTGGAGCACCAGCGAGCCGGCGCCGTAATACGCGATGCCACGGAACAGGCTGGTCATCTCTTGGATGACGTTGTAAACCTCGTCGCGGCTGTTAATTAGTAGATTGCAGGAGAAGCGTGGTTCCAATCCGTTTTTGCCGTCGTCAACAAGGGCGTTGCAGTATTGGCTGATGGCATAGAAGTCGTAGCGATCCAGGCTGCTGGTGGGGATGCTGGCGCCGTAACGGGTGTTGGTGAGCAAATCCCAGAGGCACCACGCTGGGTCGTTACACCACGTTGCAGCGCCGAAGGTGCCGTCCCAGACGCCGGAATAGGTGACGCGACCCAAGTACGTGGTGGTATCGACGCTGGCGTTGCTGGGCAGTTGGATTTTTTGTCCACGAATCAGATACTTGCGGGTTGGGATTGAATCGAACTGGCGGGAATCAAACCGCAGGTAACAAAGTGCGCTGTTGGGGTAACGCAGCTTTTCGTCGATGATTTCGGTGTAGCTGAACCAGTAGGTTTGGTTTTGGCGTTTGGTGCTGGATTCGTCGGCGCTGACGCGGATAACTTTGATGTCAACGGGGAACGCACCAGACAGCGGGATCATGTAATCGCGCTGGTAGCGGTTGCTGGTTTTGCCG